TTAACTTTAGAAATTATTCCTAAAGCTGGACTTACACTCGACAGCGGAACTGATTCATATAAAAATATGTATCTAGTGCAAACCAGCAAAGGGGACAGTGTAAACACATTTAATGGAGTTACCGTATATGATGTTTTGAGTAGTACGACAGCAGACAATAAAACAATTAAAGTTTTAATTAACTCAACTATAAGTACTTTCGATGGTTTCGATGCTTTCACTTTTCAACTTGTACCCAAAATCAATGTAACACGAAGCACTTCTACTGGCACTCCTTGTATTGCATATGGCATTATAGATAAGTTCGGGACACTAAAGAGAATATCTTTCAAGAGTAGAGGCGATGAATATAAGTTCGCTACTGCTACTCTGGCTTTGCCTAGCGGTCTTTCGAATCTATACACTCCTGATACAGCCGCAACTCTTAGATGCGTAATTTCTCCTCCTGGCGGTCACGGATCAGATATGATATCTGAACTATCGATGAGTAGATTGTCTGTAATAACAAACTTCTCTGGTGATGATATAGCAATTCCAAATGCTAACACCTATACAAAAGTAGGACTTGTTAAAAATCCTTCTTTCATTGACAACACATTACCCACAGGATTTGATAACAGAGCAGTTATTACCGTTGCAGGCGATCAGAGATCAGGTGCCGTTGCTGGAAAGTATGTCACGCAGACAGTTGCATTAGATTCATCTAATAGCGAAACGATAGTAGCGAGAATTCATGAGAGTGTTTATTCTACAACTACCAGCAAAACAAAAATCTATCTTGTGGACTACACAGGAAACTTTAAGAACAAATTTCAAACTGGTAGCATTAAAGTAAAAGACAGTTTGAGTGATACAAGTAGTACTACGCTTAATATAAATAATGCTAGTACAGACGTTACGTACGGTAACTATTCTCCATATAGCGGAAAAGTCTTACATTTTGTAGACTTCGATCCCATTCAGAGACAAGCCGCACGTAAAGAAAAAATTAAATTTATTTTCGATTTCTAGGA